GTCCATCCATATTTAGGAGGCTGTACTTCATAACTATCCCAATACCATTTATTAGAAATTAAAAGTTCTTCATTAAAGTACTGTATAAATTTATATTTTGCTCTATCAGGTATAGGTCTTGTCCACGGATAGCTATTATTAAAGGTTGCTTGCACAGTATTAGACTTAGTAGTATATCCTATTTTATCAGCATAATCATTGGTATTTGTTTCTTCTATTCTGCCATCATTGACTGCCATAAGTTGTCTAAGTCTATGATAACTATTATTTGGCATTGGTACTGATTTAAAAGTTTGAGGTAATTTTAATAACCTTTCAGTCATTACATCTAAATGTTGTAATAATCTATAATTTTTGAGGTCTACTTGTTTTATCATTTTTCATCTTTTTTCTCGCTTGGAGCTGTAACTGTTCGATAGTATATTACTACTTCTCCTAGTTGATTGATGTACCTTTTTAATTCCTGCATATCTTCTGACATGACCTTGTAATCTCCAATGGTTGTTCCTACAAAGAGTACTTCTCCATTGTTTTGTTCTTTCATTTCATCCAAGAACTGGTCTAGGTAGGTATAACCTTCAGGCCACTCTGGATTTTCTGTATCTTCTTTGAGACAGGACTTTGGTCTTTTCATACTGCCGTCATCTTGTACTCTTTTAATACATGGATTTGCTATTCTTGCATTTGATACTACCCACCACTGAGGAGCTGTAAGCTCTAATGGTCTGGGTAAGTCTGGTTGCATGATGTCAATTTCTAGTGGTTTAGATACTATCTCTACTTTTTTAGTAGGAAGTAAACTACAACTACTTATCGTCAGTGCTAGGCACAGTAAGCTGGTATAACTTTTCTGTATCATCTTCCATTCCCTCCATCACTTTTTCACTACCATTGTTGAACCTGTTTGACATAAGTCCAGGCTTTTTCAATGCTAACATATCTAAATTGTGTCTGCTAAATATTGCAAGATACTCTGCTTTTTCAGCTTCTATTTCTGAGTTTCTTCTAGACATATTCATAAGAGACTTACCTTGTTTTTCGTAAGACTCTCGCAGTGTGTCCATTGCCTCTTGCTGGGCTTGTACTGCATTTTCTAACTTGATATTGTTTTCTTTTAAGGTTTCATTCTGACTGTATAAAAAGAAGCAAAGACCTCCTAATACAATCAATCCACCTATTGTTAATTGGTTCATAATTCTTGAATCCTGTAATTAAGTCCATCAGCACCACTAATTTCTACTAATTCTCCTTCCTCTGTGATGAATGATATAAACTTTGGTTGTTTTTTAATGAACTTCTTGACGATAAATTCTTGGTCGTCTGAGTCTCCCCATGTAGCATTATAACTCACTTTGAGACTATAATAAGTAATGAATAGGTTTTTAAACCAAAACCACCACTCACCTATTTTATCTAAAAACTTAGACATTGCTCCAGTCTTTTCCTTCATATAATAATGCCTCTGCTTCTCTCCTACGAATAAGTCCTTCCAGTACTTTACCACCTGCTTTGTTCCACCTTTTGATTTGAGCAGGTACTCCAGCATGGTCGCCAGAGTTGATGACTTTCAACATAGTTGAAGCGTTAAGATTTCCATTACCGAGATTGAACACCCAAGATACCAGTGCGTCGAACTGATTTTGAGAAAGTGGAACCGTTACCGCTGTGTTCACATAGGTTTCGTACTCCCCCATTTCTTCATCAAATAGTTCATTTGCTGTTGCTTGGTCTATTTTCATTCCCTCTACTGCTGTTTTAATATGACCATATCCAATAGTCCAAACACCAGCCGCACACTTATATGCTTCTAGTTCACAGCCTTCAAATTTTTTAATTAAATTTTTACCTTCTTCTGATATTTGCATTTTTTCTCCTATAGGTCGGGGAGCCAAAGCTCCCCTGATACATTCTGACAGTTTAAGAAAGAACATAAATATTCTGAACTATGATGCCACCAAAGGCTATAACTAATGTATAATTAGCTACCATGTTGCAGAACTCTCCGTTCTCACATATACTATCACGAACTTTTGATAATGTTTTCATCAATTAATCTCCAAGATTTTCCTCTTGGAATCTGGAGTTCGTAACAGTTTGATTGTCAGCAATCCGTCTTGTAGACTTACTTCTTCTACTTGTAGGTCGGCGTTTAGAATAAATCTTCGTTCAAAAGACTTTAAACTTAATCCTTGATGAATAAAATTTTCATCTTCTCCTAGTTTTGTTTCTTTTTTACCCTTGATGTGGAGTTCTTTGTTATCAAAGATTATCTCCAACTCTTCTTTTTTCCACCCTGGTACTGCAACTTCTATACGATAGTCGCCTTCCCTTTCGATTAGGTTATATCTAGGATATGCTGCATCTGTATAAGACGGCAGTGTAGGCATATCCAATCCAAGCCAAAATTTGCTTAAATCTATACTCATAATTTTCTCCATAATTCCTTTTCAGTAAATAATTCACGTCTCCTTTCGGTAGACGCACCAAAATGTAAGCGTTATTACCACTTACAAGATAATTATATCAAATTTTAACCTCGATGTCAAGAACTATTTTTCTTCGTCAAACTCTATGACGCCTTCTGCCTCTAAATAATCAACTGTCCTCTCTATTCCTGTCTGCTTACCATAAAGATAGCTAAGATGTATGCCTGCGCACAGAAATATTAAATATGCTATATCCATATGTTCTCCTTTTTCTTATTACATATATTATACATACTTTCTGAACTTAAGTCAAGAATTATTACTACCTAACTTAAAAATAGTTCTTGACATTGAAATCCTTTTTTGATATAATATATGTATGATTAAGACTCTAGAAAATGCACTGTCAGATGAACACTTTTACCACTTTAAGGAATTGTGTTATGGTAGCTTCAAGTTTGGTATCTGCAAAGATTTTACACCGAAAGATGACTTGGGCATGCTCGGATGTGTTGCCATACAGGAAAAGAAACGTTGGTTTGACTATCATGACGACCTTGGTGTAACTGATACACAATACAGTTTTCTACTAAATACTGTCAGAACTATACTAAGACCAATGGGCGAAAAACTCGGAGACATTCGTAGACTGGCATTGAATCTTAACTATCCCAATGGCAAGTCCCATAGTATATGGCACTACGACCACAAACAAGGCACTGAAGGTAAGTCTCTTATATTTTATCTACATGGGCAACCAGAGTGGACAACACAGGTTAAATGTGATAATAAGATTCATACTATTGAGTGTATTCCCAATACGGCACTTCTCTTTGACAATCATGAACACCGAGTCACCATGCCAGACCAACACACAAGACTCGTTCTTGTTTGCACCTACACATAAATAGTTCTTGACACATGCCGAAAATTTTGTTATAATTGTTGTATGAATAATAATAGAAGATGGACACAGGAAGAAAAAGAATATCTAAAGAGGCATTACAATGTAAAGTCAACGGAAGATATTGCAACTCTACTGGACAGAAGTACGTCGCAAGTCGCCTCACAGGTATACTATCTACGGAAACGTGGATGGAGTTTTCACAGGAGGTTAGATGCCAAGCATAGAGTGTAAAAATATGAGCTTCGAAAAAGCACTGCGTATCTTTCGCAAAAAATGTGACAATGCGGGGGTAAAAGAGGAGTGTCGAGAAAGAAAATATTATACAAAACCGAACTCTCGAAGAAATCAAATGAACAATTCTAGGAAAAGAAATCTAGAGCTCGAGGCACGAAAAAGAAAAGAAAGCGAAAATTCAAGACTTATCAGAAGAAAATCTCCCAAGAAATCCAATTCGAGAGGACGATAGAATATTCTAACACGATTAAACTTCAAAGGATAAAATATTTTCTTGATACCGAAACTCACCCCAACCCCTTAACTCATACCCCTGAGAAAAACAGTTCTTGCTTTATGATGAAAGTTGTGATATAATAAATACATAATTTAGATTATAAGCAAATACAAACTACTTGTTCTTCTCGCTTATCAAAATTTACAAAACGACACACTGAGAGCCTAAGCGGGAAGTGTGGAGTTGTTTGTTAGATAAAGATAGAGAAGAGATTGTATAATCTAATCAACTAAGATAACCAAGCGTTGTCTAAAGTGAGCTGTTCTTGCTCATTTCAATTCCTTAACACTTACAATTACTAAAAACTCGTCTCAATTCAACACAACTTGCGCCAATCCAAAATTTTTTTGGCAATAAAAAACCCACACAAGGTGGGTCTAATTAAAGGGAATTTTCATACTAATCCCAGAAGCTTCCTCTAGATTTAGGAACATCTTGCTGTAGCATTCTTAGTCGTCTCACGCACAGCAGTTCTTTATGACCACTCGGAAACTCGAGTCTTGCTTTCATACCCGTTGGGCTTTCGCATAACTCTAGCACCTCTGCATACATGCCGTGATTTTCCATCAGTTTTCCATTCTCTAGGGACTTTGTCAGTTTACATACTCTCATCTTCTTCTCCTATTGCATTTCGAATTTCAACTAGGTCAGAC